AGAGTGTGGTTGTGCTATAACTTTTTGACCATGTGAATTACTTTCACAATTAAATACTATTGCTCCAGAATTTGTATTACCTCTTACAACAACTGTTCCCGTTCCATTAGGAGCTAGATCAATAGTTGCATTTGAAGTAGTAATAATATCTGCACCATTCATATCTAAATTACCACCTAGTTGAGGTGATGTGTCTTCTACAACATTAGCTAAATCTCCACTTGAACCAGTTCCAGCAATAACTGCTGACCTTGTAATTTTTTTAAGTCCACCACCTGAAGTATCTACTGCTAAAAAAACATCATCTGCAGCTGCTGTTGATATTTCTGATAATGAACTAACTGCTACTGAATTAAAATTTGTACCATCTGCAATTAATAAATTACTGTCAGTGTTTGTACCCATAGTAATATCATCACCTGATACTGTAAGGTCTCCAGCAACTGTAACGTTTGCGCCACTAAATGTTAATGCAGTTGTTGTTCCTGATTTAACAATTAAATTTCCTGAAGTGTTAGTTAATGATCCGTAAGTAGTACCAGCGTCTTTTAAAAATACATCAGCACCGTTAGCGTCTAATATAATATCGCCTTCAACATCTAATGTAAAATCACCAGCGTCAGATATTGTACTGCCGTTTATTGTAATATCATCAACTGTTAAAGTTGTTAAAGTTCCTAATGATGTAATACTTGATTGTGCTGCACCTGTTACTGTTGCTGCAGTTCCAGAAGCATTTCCTGTTACATTACCTGTAAGTGGTCCTGCAAAAGCATCTGAAGTTACTGTGCCATCAAAGAATGCATTTTTAAATTCTAAACTTGCTGTACCTAAATCAATATCGTTAGTTGTAACGGGAGACAAGGCTCCATCTTTAATTGTTAATTGATCAGTGCCAGCTATTCTAATATCTATCTGATCATCTGTATCTGCTGTTAAACTTGTATCACCATCTGCATCAAAAATTAATTCTTTGCCATCTAAATCAGTTCCGCCACTAAATCCTGCGTCAACAATATTAGTTCCGTCTGAATAAAATAATTTTGTAGTTTTTTCTGATACTCCAAAAGTAACACCTGATCCTGATACTGTTTTAACTTGGACTGTGAATGCACCCGATGTGCCATTTGTTATAATATAAACTTTTTCTATTGAATCTGGAATTGTTACAATTTGATTTCCTGTAATTGATCCTGTTAATTTTATAACAGCATTTTGAGCTACTGATGTAGCAGCACCATCTGTAATTGTTAATGTTGTAGTAGCAGCTCCACCTGCAATAGATTGTTCTACATAACCAGCAATTGCTGTGTTAACAATGTTTAAATTAGTATTAGTTTTATCTCCCCAAGTACCAGCGTTCTCGCCAGTTGCCATTATTTCTAAACCAAGATCTGTAAATGTTGATGCCATAATTTGTTATACTCTTTTATTAATTAATTTTCCATTTATTTTTAAGGTGTTGCAGAGTCAATTTTTGTTCTAATTGTGCCATCTGTGTAATCATCTCTACGTCTTCTACCTGTTTGTTCTAACGCAAATTTTTGAGTTTCTTCTTTATATTTACCATCATATAATTGAAGCATATCTACTGGACCTTTTAAATAAGAAAAAGCTTCTACTAAACAAGCATATAATAATCCATTAGGAAAATTTAAACTTATGTAATTAGTTGTAGTAGATGCGCTTAGACCTGTTGGTCTGGCATTGTAGTGAATTTTGTATACGTATGTTGTATTGGGTATTGGAGACAATAAAACTCCTCCTGAAGTAGTGTTTGTAACACCTGTTTCTCCACCTTTCATAGCATAGTATTTTGGTCTAGCAGTAGAAGCTGGATTATTATATTCTGCTAAATATGTAACATCTTTTTTCTCTAACCAAATTGGATTAGTTAATGAAGAGGTTGCATCTGCAACTTGTACACCTCTTACAAATAAAGCTCCTGCTGGAACGTTAACATGTTCTTGATTAGCAACCATGTTGTCTGTAGCTGAGGTTCTGTGTGAATCAATAGGAACATCTCTCATAATTCTAGTTTCAGCATTATCAATAAACTGATTTGTAATTGTACTTGACAATACAGATGTACCTACTTCAGTATAGTTTAAAATTGCTGTTGTTAATGTTGCGTAAGTAAATCCTGCCATTATGCTGTTAGAGTTACCGGTCCGACTGAGACTGGATACCCTCCTCCTCTTTGTTGTCCTACTGTTGCTGTGCTTGTGTCAACAGTAAAAAAAAAATTATCTGTTACGTTTGTTGTAACTCTCGCGCCACTAACAAACTTTCCTGTAGTAATAGCATAACCAGCAGCTTTTGCAATGTTCGATCCTGCTATCCCATCAAACGATCCTGGATTTGTATATGTTCCAGCAACTGATGGTGTTCCTCTAAATCTATATGTTGTTCCATTTGTTAAACCGTGTTCAGGGGAAAAAACATTTATTACACCTGACGAAGCTGCATAAGTTGTAAATGGATTTTCTGGTAATAATTGCGCTACAGCAGTTTCTGTTCTATCACCTCTTATATTTAATAATGCTTGTGCATCACCTTTGTGAGCTTTTGGATCAATTTGAGGATGTTTTGATTCAAATTCTGAAATATGAACTAAAGAACCATTCCATTCTTTTACCATTTCATTATATGGAAACTCCATTCCTGATCTATCTGATATTGCTTTTGCGTGTTTTCCTGATGCGTATGCCATAATTATATATTCGGGTAATAAGTTTGAGGAGTTATAAATGAACTAGATGCAGAACCATCTTCTGCTAAAGCTCTAGCTAATTCAGTTTCATAAAGCGCTTGCATTTGTTGAACTAATTGTGGTGCAAATTTTTGTGCTAAGTAAAAAGCTAAACCTGATGCCATACAAGGTACAAATCTATAAGGCACATCTGTTGAATCTGTGTAAGTAGAATCAACATCTTCTATTCTTTTTAAATAAAAGAAATTTATAGCTTTAGCTGCGTTAGTTGCATCTGGTGTTGGATAAATTGTAAATGTAGTTTTGTCTATGAACCTTTGAACAAAATATTGTGAAGGTGTTCCTTTAGAAAGTTTATTTCCTAAAGCAGAATAAGCTGATCTTGCTATTTTAGTTAATCCAGAATCTGATTGGTTAACAGCAGTTCTATTGTTTCTTAAAGTTGCTTCAAGAACATCTGCTACACCATAAGTATCAGCAGGAGTTGTTACAGCACTTGTACCATCAGAAGTTGCTCTAAAAAATATATACTCAGATTGACCTTCAACAAGATTAATATCTGTCTCACTAACTTCCCAGTAATGTACACCTCTATTACCCCATTCTTGAAAAAGAATGTTTAAAGATCTTCTTGCAGTTTTTAATTGATAACCAGAAACAGATTGTAAACCTATTCGTTCATAAGCTTCTGTTATTATTTCATCTACAGCAAAAGTTTTATCGAAAGTAACTGTGCCAGATGTTGTATTGGCCATAAGCTACCTCCTAATATAATTTTTTAAATTCTGCTATTACCGTATACATGTTACCCGCATCTGCGGCACCTGCAACTACAAGGTTAACATCACTTTGATTACTGTTAGCTGATTTGTCAGTTTTTAATCCACCAAATTCTCTAAAATCCCAATAACCTGATCCTGTTAAACCAATAATAGGTATATCACCATTGTTATCTTCTTCATCCATACGAATAAAAGAATCTCCACCATTTCCAGTATCAGCTGAAAACCATACTCTTTGTAATACTAAGTGTAAACAAGATGCACCATTTGCATTGTTAGCCATTGCTGACACATCTCCAAAAACTGTTGATCCGCCATCTCCGTCTGATTCATTTACGTATTTAATAACCACTCTAACATCATTTTCTTGCATGATAGTTGGTCCTGTTACTGTGTCTGCCATAATCCCTCCTTAATCAAGATTACTGAATGGGGCCGAAGCCCCACTCTAATTAGTTATTAGTTATTAGCTGTTGTAACTGCGATAGTTCCACCAGTAGTTCTAATCATCATTTTTACAGCCATACTGTCTGTGTCAGCAGCAGCTTCAAAATAAATGTAAGATCCAGCTTTGATAGTCGTTTCTGCAGCAGATGCTGTTAAGATAATCTTAGCATGTGCATCTGTAGTTCCTGCTTC